CGGCGCAGTTCCCGCTCACGCTTCTCCTGCTCAAGCACCTGCAGGGCAATGGCGTTAAGTTCAGGGGTGCTGGCGAAGATGCCGTTCTGATCGAATTTCATGTGGTTGTGTGTGTTGTGTGTACTATATCAGACCAGGGGTCACTGGTCGGCAAACATTGCGAAATGTGTATCAACCACGAAGTCGATCACCTCGTCAGTGGCAGACACGCCGAAGCGGTCGCAGAACCAGTCCACTGCCATGTCAGCGGATGCCATGGTATCGAACAGGAAGTCTTGCAGGTCCTGCTCGGTTTGGGGGTTAGAGAGAAGTGTGTTTGTCATGTGCCTATTATAAGCACAGGGTCTGACGGATCGCGACCTCTAGTGTGCCACCTTGTCAACTGGAGCGAAGCGGCTGACCTGGGTATCAATCAGCGGTAGTATATTCTATGTCAAAACAATCACAATCGTACCCGTATTCCTTCAATAGAATGTTAAGTTCAGCATAGTATTCTTCATAGTATTGCATCTCTCCCTCGACGTAATCCTTGAAGTCCATGTATACTAACTCCTATGTGTGATGTATATATTTTAGCATAAAAAAAGGGGGTTGTTAACCCCCTGTTACATCAGGCGAAGATGTAACCATTCTCGAAATCACGGGTCACGTTGTTGTCACGAATGTACCAAGCAAAATCCTTCTGGTGTACACCATCGGTCGCCCCATTGCAGAAGCGGTTGATGAGTGCATTGAGACGAGATTTGGTGGTGTTTGACTGCCAACCTCCATCAAATATTTGGAGGAAGTCATCACCTACAGTGGCAATGTGGTTGCCGTGCAGGTACACTTTGGACTCTTCAGATTCAGGGCAGTACGTAACACTGGTGTTGGCATTGCTCCAGTTCTTGTTGTTAGCAACTGCAGCGTTCATCAGTGATTCGATCTTACGCATGAAATGGTGTCGTTTGGTTGACTTCTATACAATACACGAGATGGGGGGCAATACAACCCCCCGTGTGCCACTACCTCAACTGTCCCCCATGGGCAGCAGGTCAACTAATGTATCTTCATCATAGAGATCTACGATCTCTTCAGTGACTTCATCCCACGTCATCTTTTCATACTCTCGTGTCAACAAATCAAACAACATTTGATCAGCTGATTTGTGATCCAAACCATCGATAATATGCCAGGCATAGTTCTCAATGAGGTTGGAAAGATCTTCCTTGTTGGGTGACTGTGTGGTCATGTGATTTGTGTCGATGATCTACTATTGCACAGATCAATCTGAAATGCAAGTGTTAGTGGACACTACGATTAGTGGCACATGATGTGTTGATATCAGTCAAAATCATCGTAGTCTTTGAACTTCGCAGTGCGTTTTGCTCTGCTTTTGAATCTCTTTGCATTCTTAACTTCGTATCCGAAGTCTTCATAATCATCTTCAATCTGAATTTGATTGTGTTTACTATCAGGATTGAATTTACGATTGCTTTTCATTGTTTATACTAGTATTTGCAATGATTTGGAGTAATTATTTAGAATTATCCTTGTTTTCAAGGATTTTCTTGTGTTTTAGCGATGTTGATACAAATTTACCAACACTTTCACCGTTTTTGATACAATTAGAGAGGTTTTCTTCCCAATTTGTATCATTTATGGTGTAATTATACTCTTTATCGGATGATTTAAACACAATTACAAGCTCTTTATCATTTATAGTTAAACTTGAAATCGCAGAAGATTCAAAATCCTTAAATTTCATTTTTTTAATTAATTGAGATTTCTGAAAAACTCAAAAAACTGACTTTTTGACTTTTCCATATTTCTATAATAACCGAAAAACTCGGATTTGTCAAGGTCTCGGGGTCTGTGGAAAAACTGGCACACTCGGGGTTGACATTCGAGTGGTCGGGTGCTAAACCAACAACAACTCCGCACACTACCTATGTTTTTTAATACATTTAGTTTTCCACAGGTTTTTCCACAATGTGTGTGGAAATCATCAAATTGTGTCGTTGAGATACTTGATGGCTACTAGAGAGTGCCTCTACGGATACTGTCAAGTTATTTCCATGGAGGACCAACCATCCAACCAACAATCGATCTACGTTGTCCATCAGTAACTGGTTTGACTCTATGTCTAGTTGATGATGGAAATACTATGAGTCTTGATCTTTTCTTTGGTACAGTGTATGTACTACCATCTTGTTTATTCCAGAACTCTAGATCTCCTCCTTCATAGTCATCATTACATAGAAAAGAGAATGAGATCTTTCTTACTAGATCTCTATCACCTTTGAATTGTGGTTGAAGATGTGTTGTTTCATCTACATGCCAATCATAGTGATCATCCTTATCATAGGTAATGTATTGTACTGAATCACGTAGATGAGAAATATCATAGTGATAGTACACTTGATTGAATCGTCGGATGTATGAGTCAAAGAACCCAGGTATCCAACATTCATTCATGTTGCATACTTGTGTAATACATGATCGTACATCTTTCTTTGTGACTTGCTTACTCTTTGCCGTATGACTATGTACCTGTGCTATTTCTTTTGGTATTGTAGAGACTGTCTCTTCAATCCATTTAATTAGATCAGGTGGTGTGTCTAGGTCAAGAGAGTATATCATGAGGAGATCTTATGAATTTCTTGTTTGATCTTATTGAGGATAGTGTTATGTGACACTGATGGGTGTTCTACTTGTTCACCTCGTGCTTTAGTGTATTGTGTTGCTTGTTCTAGAACTTCTTGCAGGTAGTTGAGTTCTTCCAGGTTGAGTTGCATGTGTGTAATTCTGCCGTTGATGACTTTATGCCAGGGTGCGTATAATGGTCCTTTATAGTTCATGGCGCTTGAGGACAATGAAAGCGTCTTTGTTATACTTTCTAGTGCCTTTGTCTGGTTTCCAACGTGTACCATCACCTTCAATCTCATAGACTTGAGATCCAGCGATCTGTACATCAATCAGGTCAGTACGTTCCCAACCAAGTTCATTCATTTTTTGAAGGAGTTGTTCATCCCATGTTAGATCAAATGGATTCACTTGCCTACTCCATAGTCTGATGCTTGTGCTTCAAGATTAGATTGCATGGTCTGGTGTAGTTTAGCGATTGCTTTGCGTGTTTCTTCAGTTTCTTCCCATTCCCAGGTGTTGCCTTTGCTGTCTACAAACTGTCTGGTTGTTGATTGGATCTTCATACAAAAAAGTCTTCAATGGTGGAGAATAGTTGACGCTTTGGTTTCTTATAATTCTTGGGTGGTGTGTACTGATTGTTGTACACGTCCACCCTAGAGTTCTTCTTGTTGAGTGAGTATCGCTTGAGATACTTATTCAGGTGTTCTTCACATTCAAACATAGCAACGATCTTGTCACCATGACTAATGAATTCAAGACGATAAGGGAAGGCAGCAGCATGATCTGGCCAGTCAGTAATGCTCTTCCTCCGATCCGTAATCTTCAAAGTCTTCTTTTGAGAGACTTTGGATTTTCTTTTGGTAGTAGAGGGCTTCGAGTTCGTCTTGGTCATAGTAAACAATCAAATCATCATCATCTTGGTGATCAGGATGCAACCACTCATAAAACTCATCAGCAACAGCAAATGCATCATCAAGACGCTCTTTGCGGACAAGAAACTTGAATCGTCGTGAACGATTGTCCATGATCTTATCAACCTGTCGTGACAGTCGCTCTGCTGTTGCTTTATTCATGGTCAGTAATGAGTATGTTCTTCAGGTGATCGTAAGAGACAAAGACATGTCCTTCAGGAAGAGATTTAGCTACAGCAGCAGCAAACTCGGCAGGATAATGCCCATGATAACGCCAGAAGAGTTGATACTCTCGATCAGAAATGTCGAGACGTGGTTTGACTTTGAGTCGTTCATCAATCGGTTCTAACAGTTCGAGAACGTGGTCAGTGACAATACTCATTTTGTGTACATGTAAGTGTTGTTGTACTGAAGCAGAAAATCATATGCTGCTTTGTACATCTTGTATTCACCTGGGAGCATATCTTCCCAGTCAACAGTATCACCTGCTGTCCAGTCAATCGTACCATCATCCTCATCAACAAGGTATGATACTGCTGTGCCATTCTCGATCATGATTGCCTCACCATTGATGACAACATACATGAGATCGTGGTCCATTGTGCTCCTGTGTGAATGAAGATAGTATACTATGTATTGATCAGGGTGTCAACCCGTGTAGTATGCATTTTTGTAGAGATAACCGCCACTCCAGTCACAGTTCTCAAACACCCACTCACGCTCCTTGATAATACGAAG